AGTCTGCCGTTTCCCTTCTAATGTGTTATTTAAGTATGTGTCAAAATCGCTTTCAATTTCATCATAAACCCCTGTTGATATTTCGCTTCCATAATCCGTTAATTCTGTTTCTCTACCTGAACGTGCCTCAGTTGTTAAACTTTCATTTTTGCCATCAGCATCTTCCTGTGTCCAGTGCATCGAACCATCATACGCCTCAAACTCTGGTTTGAGGTCATACAAAGCTACCAGCTCATTAAACTCCCCCTCAGTCAAGCCTTTAGTGTCATCTGGTGCAGTGTCTGGCTCATCTAGTGGCTCTTCACCCGGATCAATGCCAGTTCCTCCTTCTTCCCACCATTCAAAACCTTCAGTTTCATCATTGAAGTTATCTGCCCCTACTGTTAATTCTGAGAGCCGATCCTCTTCTTCATCAGCTAATGTCTCTGAATCTTTGCCTGTGTATGTGCTTTGTTGCGTCTGTACGCTCATCGCAGCAATGTAATCCTCAATGTCTTTTAAGTCTGCTTGCCTTTTCTCCGCTGCCTCTTTCTTTTCTTTTTGCTGTTTTTGATAAAGTTTCTCTGCGGCTAACTGGTCTGCTTTCTCTTTCGCTTTCCTTTTCCGCTCACGAGCTGCCCAATCATTACTGCCCCCATAATCACCACCAGAACTGGTTTGATTCCTTGCCTCTGACTCCCCTGCCGTTTCATTTTTTTCCCCACCACTCTCTTCACTAAAATCATTCAAGGAAGGTATCCTCTCACCCCTGTATTCTACATACTGCAAAGGCTCTGTATTTTGAGCAGCAAGGTTTTGCATCATTGGACTAAAGCCGGACTTAAAGCCCATTGCCCTATCCATGTTTTTGAGGAAATTTAATGCCCCAATCTCAGGTTCAGTTAAAAGAGCAACACGATGTTTACTGTCAACTCTTCCCTCTCCTTTTGGTGGTAAAACTTCAGGGAATTTTTCAGGCATAATCACCTCTTCCGTATGAGTTCATTAAGCGTTTTCGATCATCGATTTCTCGCTGAGTGGCAAAACCTTCTGTGATAGATTTAAAAACATCAACCAGTGGTTCGTAAGTTGCTGGGGCAGATATCATTCCGGCATTCCTAGCAGCCGTGTCTGCAAGCATCGCTGGGTTAGCATTGGCAATGTTTAAGTCGTGCATATTCTGCCTTGCCTGTGCGATCTGGGTTTTGTATCCCTTTACATCCTTGTCCCCTCGCATTCCAGAAAGCATTTTTTGCTTTTTCCAATCTTTTGCTGCATCGGCTCTTGCTCTTATATTAGTTGAACCTTTTCGCCCACCTCTAGCTAGAGCAAATTCTAATTCCTGTAGTGCATCTTTGTATTGATCCTGAAGTTCAATGTCTTCATAGTTCAATCGTGCATCTCTGACTCTTTGATAGTCTTCTTCTCCAAACTTATCGAAAACAGCATTGATTGCATCTTCAGCTTCTTTTTGTTGGAGTTCAATTGCAGCCTGTTCCGCTGCCGCAGCTTCTGCTTCAGACGTATCTGCCTCTCGTCTTTTGAAGGGATTTAAACTATCCCAATTTTGATCCAAAGGATTATAACCCCCAATACTTATTCCTCCCATATTTACCCCGATTCATTTAATTCATAGTGTACTGCAACATTGCCAATCTTTGCAGCTCCAGCTTTTGTATTTGTAATTTTCAACGCTAGATGCGTTGAAGTGCTTGACAGGCCAATTCTACTAAGTGAGTAAGTGCTTTTCCCAATTGTTGCAACCTGTTCATTTTTTGAAATATCTGTTGGGTCAGTCCCAATATAAAATTCCCAATCATTTTCTAATGTTGCATCCAGACCTGTCCACATTTTGTTATGTGCGGCTTTCCCTGCATCCAAAAATGGTAGCTGGATTGTCACTGGGCAACTATCGTAAGTTGTATTCTGCTCACCGCCTAACGAATAAATTGTATCCCCGGAGCGGCAGAGAATTTGTTTACCATCAAATGCCCAATCGCTTATTGTAAATCCCGGCTCATACGTTGACCAAGCTGTAACTTTAGAACTAGGGAAATAGCTATAGACATAAACCTTATCGCCAATCGCACAAAGGTATCTTCCATCTCTGGGGTCTAAAATCGCACACGCATTTCTAGCATTATCATCTGATAAAGCTAAATCAGCTACGACTAGATCATCAATTGCATTCCCTAAGTCCGATGCAAATGCTGCATTGGATGAATCTCTTGCTTTTACTGATCTAATCCCAGATCGTGATAAATAGTAAACATCAGAGTCTCCAATTTCATGGATTGTTTTTGCTGACAATGCACCTGTATTCCCAATTACTTGGATTAAACTACGTTTGGTGGGGTCAACATCTGCGTTCCAGATTTGAACAGAATCTTCTGCAAATATCGCTACGTTTTCAAAGTAAGGTGCAATACCCACCAATTCTGAAGACCCTTTATCATGGTTTGATAAATCCTCCCAGTTAGTTACTGTGCCTTTGTTATCAGTCCACTCTGACGGATCATTAATTTTGCTTGTGTGCCAGAGTGCATCAGAAACAGAGTGCATTTGGGCGTTAAATGATCTTACAAATCCTCCCGGTTTGTGACTAGCTGCAGTTTGTTGTGCGCCCCCGGCTGTTACAGACTGTGTGTAAACATTACCAGATAGACTCCCATCACAAGTTACATCCCCTGACCGGGTAACAAGAACAGCTAGTCCATTACCCCACGGGAGCGCAGGAAACGCTTCTTTTGCCATTATATTGACTTTTGCTCCAACAGATGTGGCCTCCCATTCTGGAGAACTAAGCGAATCATTTATTTCCTCTGCAATTTTTTCTGCTGTAGTGGGATGTGATTCTTCCCAGAGGATAGGATTATCAATAATTGATACTCCGTCTACTGTAATATTTGTAACCGCATTATCAACACCCCCAGACATATTAGCTGGAGTTGCTACAAAATCTCCCTCTGTACTTTTAGTTGTTACAAATCCATTTGATCCTGTACCTACTGTAGCTGCGGTTATTGTAACCGCTGCTCCAGAAGCAGAAGCAGTATAGTTTGGTACGGATGTATAAGCATTAATTGCATTTGCTACAGCCGTTGCAGTAGTTGCATTATCGCCTGTATGTGTAACAGTCCCTGAAATAATATCCCTATTATTAATTCTGAGCCACCTTAATAAATTATTAGGATTGAATGTCCCACCAGTAACTGTAAATGTAGCGGTTGCTGCTGTTCCTCCGGCAGAACCTCCAGTTATTGAAAACGAACTTCTTGCTCTTATCTCAAACCAATCTGTAACCCTGTTTGTAGATGGAGTATCTGCATTAGTATAATTATTCCAATAGTGATAAATCCTTCCATCCGAAAACTGAGTGGAAACGTAAGGCTCTCCATTAAAAAAATCAACTCCCAGAACTTCTGTCATAGTTGTGCTTGACACTCCTGAAGGTGGCTGAAACCTTATGTAGTTTACGTTTTCAGGTACAGCACTCATATCTGGAGTTGTTGCTGATCCAAAAACAAATACCTGACCAGAGGAAGTTGTTGCAAGTCCGTGTGTCCCGGCTGGTAGAGTAGCGTATGTCACGAATGCTTTCCGTTTCTCAATTTCACCCCCCCTAGAAATATGGCAGTTTGTTAATGTCCTAGCTGAACCGGGAACAGAAGTGATTTCTGTCCTCCGTGTGTCTAGCCCTGCCCTGAAGTCTTCTACTAATACATACGGCATTTTAAGATGTTCTCGCTATTAATACCGGGCCTCTGGGTTGATACCCCTCTGGCTCTATCGCCCCAAAAACTACAGAAGAAGTTTTTGAAAGTCTGGCTTTAATTCTGTTGTAATGCGATTGCGCTTGTTGCATTTTTAACTGTGCATCTGGTGATTTTTGTCTTGCTAATAATTCGCTGGCAGCGAAAAGGACTATAAGTTGATCGTCAAGATCAGCGGTATCTGTTTTAGCAGCTAGAGCCGATAAATTTTTAATACCTTGTAATCTCAGAACACCTTCTTTTGTAGTCGCAGAACCATTGTTAGAAGGAACAGGCCAGACTTCTATCTGACCAGCTACTGAGCCATAAGCATCATAAGCCATGACAGGCCATGATCTGACATCCCTGTCAGAATCATACTGGTTATAATGCCCAGCCGAAATTCCGAAACCCACTTTATCCCAATGATTCCCCCAACCAAACACAGCGGATTCTATACGCTCAAGAGTTAGGTTTGAGGGGATATCGTAATACCGCTGTCCTGCTGCCATAACCACATCAGATTTGATACGCAAAAAAGGCCACGTAAAATCTTCCCACAACCTACGTTGTACTCGGTTGAGCATTTTAAGCAACATAGTTTCCGTAGCCTGACCAAAGTTTGAAGCAATCGAATGCCCTGCCTCTGCTCTTAGGTCATCTAGCAAAACTTGGAGAGTGGTATTTCTAGCCATTAATTCCCTTCAGATTTTTTCTCAAATTTTCCAATCGGTTTTGCCCCCTCTTCCATTAAGTTAGGGTCAATTTTTAATTCTTTAATATTCATTGGTAGTTCGCCAAATTGTCCAAATATATCTATTACCTTTTCATCTGTATACGCTTTCCCCAAACGATATCTTTCGCTCTCCGAATCATATTCTTCTTTACCCATTAAACAAATATTTGTGATTGAAGTAGGAAGATGCACGAATCTTAGGATTGCCAGTTCAGGTACAGTTAGTCCCTCTTTAACGATTACTGATCCTAACTCACCACCCAGAGCCACATTAGCACGATAAGTATTATTCATAACATTTTTTTTATTAGAGTGAAGCAGCCCCCGAAGGAGCTGCTAATTTAAGTCAGGATTTACGCAATTTCGTAAACGCCATGACAGTTTAGTTGAGAAGCACACAACACAGCCGTAGTCGTGATCGCACGATAGATAACATAGCTATCGTGTGGTCTGGCTGGAGAGTGCCTTGCCATTTTCTCACCATCCATATAATGCAAATACATTTTGCTAGGATCGATGATATAACA